GGCCGTGTGCAGACCGAAGACGTCGAGGGCGTCGTCGAGAGCGTCAATGCCAAGGGTTTGAAACTCGGCGGCGCGTGGGTCAACGTCTCGCAATTCCGACCGGTCGAGCTCCCCGAAGCCGGCGCTCACATCCGCATGAAGGTTGATTCGAAGGGGTACATCGTGGAGTTGCAGAATCTCTCGCCGCCAAATGACAAGCTAGCTGTCACAGCCAAAGACGAGCGCATCACCAGGCTCGCAGTACTGAAGGCCGCGGCCGAGTTCGTCGGCCGCTACGCTCAGATGCGGGAGGACGTCAAAAGTGAGCACGTCCTGGTGTTGGCGGATCGCTGGCTCGAGTGGGTCGAGCGATGAACGATGCCTCCAGCGTCATCCTCGTGTTTGCCGCAGCGGGCGTGATGGGCATGCTGGCCATCATCGTGCTGGGCTACATCCGTGAGTAGGCGCCGCCTGACCGACAACCCAACGTACGCCGGGCTGACACCGCGACCGTTGACGCCAGCCTGCCACGACGGCTCGCACATGATCGATATTCAGTGCTCGGCATGCGGCAACATCGACCACCTGCACGAAAGCGTCCTGGCCAGGATCCCGAAGAACGCGATCATCGGCTGCCGCTGTCAGAGCTGCCACTACATCAACCCGCTAGAAGCAAAAGAACTTCGTGCTGGGTTCGCTGAGATGCGCAAGCGTGGCTGGATCGCTTAGGTAGCGATAGTGGTGGTTAGCTTGACCAAGCCCCGCCACCGACATTCCGTCCAACTTGGCTCGTCAGGTCATCAGATAGCTGAGTTTGAATGTGAGTGGGGTGCCAGCTACGAAACCCTGCGGGAAGCGGTCGAGGCGTACTTAGATAATGACTCTCAGGCGAACTGGGATCGGTTGGCGGAACTGGTTGATAGAGATAAGAACTATTGTGTCTGACAAGTTGGCTGAGCAACTGCTGACGGAACGGGCGCGAGCGCGCACCCAACTGCTCATGGTCAGCGATGAGCGCGACGAACTCCGTGAGTTGGTTGAGCGGCTCACGCGCGAGCAGGAAGCCTCAGCGTCACTGGCACGTCTGTACGGCCAGCAGAAGGACCGCGCCCAGGCCGAGGTTGAACGGCTCAAGGTGCTGATCGTGGGCCTGCTGCACGCCGACGAGGACGCCTTCGAGCAGGCCAGGACGCTCACAGAATCCGCTGGAAGATCTCGTAAATGAACAGCAGCACGAGCGCGATGCCGCCGACCAGCAGCAGCACTGAGACGGCCGTGGACTCCCACTTGCCGGTGACCGTGTGACCGGCGCGCTCTCGGGTGTAGCCCACCGACAGCGTCACCTCCAGCTTGAACGCCGAGGACCGCGGCGGAACCGGGTCGAGGTCGTCCGGGTCCGGCAGCATGGCCTCACAAGAGGCGAGCTACGCCGAGGGCGCCGGAAGCGCTGCACCTTACCCTGTCAACGAAGTCCTACCAGAATGATGCCCGACTGGTTGTTCGTCCTACTCGCCGTTTTGATGATCATTGGCGGCATCTACAACGGCATACGCGGCCGACGCTATTAGGGTTGGCCGAACGTTCCGCAGCCGGCCAACCCCGTGCCTGACGGCCCCGCAAGAACTCAGCCGCCAGACACCCCCAGTTTAGGCCTCTAGCGGTGTTGCGGCGGGTGGCGCCGCAAGTACCACTCCTCGAAGTCCGGCATCTTCTGGCCGCCCGCGATCGCCGCGTCGCGGTAGTAGTCGCGTTCGTCCACCAGGTCGCCGATGCGCTCGTTCTTGCTGGCCACCAGCAGTTTGATCGCGAACGTGAGCGCGCCGGCCAGGCTGCCGATCAGCGCACCGATTGCCGCGAAGTCTTCGGCGCTGCTCACGCGCGCGGTCCGGGCGTGGCGGGGAAGCGCGCATTGGCGTCTTTGCCGCCATTGGGCGTGCGGCTCGGCAGCGGTGTCGGGCCGTAGGTCGGCACGGGTGCCGGCAGGGCTGCCGCGACCTGGAGGACCGTGTCGTACAGTTGCACGCCCATCCACGCGCCAATCACGCCGCCGCCAGCGGTGAAGACGAAGCACTGCACCAGCGTCGACTGGCCGAGCAGCACGAACGCCACCATAAGGCGACGCACCCATTCCCTCAGCCGCGCGTTTCGCGCCCAAACAGAAAGCCGACCGCGGAGCCGACCACCAGCAGCGCCGCTTTGCTGGCCGCCTCGTCAGTACTCGGCGATAGCACGATCCACGTCATAGCCACGATCAGCACGATGGCGATGACCGCGGTGGCGATCGTCTTGACCAGCTCGAGCCGCGAGGAGTCCACGCCTCACTCGTACGGCTCGAGCCCCAGATCCGCGGCGAGTTGGCTGAAACGCCCAGAGTCCCACCAGCGGTTGCCACAGCACTGACTGCGCGAGCTCGGCGAGATGATGTTGTGTCCCATGAGCGACTTGATGCTCGGATAGGTCTGCATCGCCAGTCGCGCCACGGCCAGCGTGCTGGCGTACTGCTCATCGGTCACCGGCGTGGCGCCGGAGCCGTTGTCCTCGGTCTCGATGGTCACAGTCTGGTAATTCGGGTTCGCCGAGTTGCCGACGATGCTCACCCACTGGTTGCCAGGCTCCAAAATTCCATTCGCCCAACTACCGTCGGCCAACTTCACGTACTGGTGCTGCTCGCCCTTGAGCCCGATGCCGTAGTGCGAGCTGACCTGGCTGGCCGGATTCTGGAACCACGAGTCGCAACTGCTGAGCGTGCCGGCCATGGTGTGCACCACGATGGCCACCACCGGCCAGCCGGCGCGTCCGTTGTAGTGGTTCGGCGATCCGATCCAGCGCACGTCGACCTGCGGCGGCTCCGGCGGCAGGACATAGAGCGGCTCGCGCGCTGAGATCTCACCCTGCCACGTCGGGTTGAGCCCGTACAGGATCGCCTCGAGCGAGTTGGCGCCAAAGTCCTGGGCCAGCCAGCGGCCCTCGTTCATGGCGTTGATGCCCGCCGAGATGGCCGCCTGCTGCTCGCTCAGTTGGTTGAGCAGTTGCTCGGTGCTCGGCTCAGCCATTGGGATACAAGGGTGTTTCGGGCTGCGTCTGGATGCCCGGCGTCAGCGCCTGGACGTAGCCGTCGACCGTGTCCGCGCCGCCCGACCACCTAGCCTCGAGCGCGGCCTTCAACGCGGCGCTCTGCAAACTTTGTTGCTGCTGGAGCTGCGCGATCACTGCCTGGATTTCTTCTTCGGTCATGAGTGGTCCGGCGCTGAAAGCACGTGCAACTTGTCGCCAGACAGGTAGGCCGGGTCGGTGTTGATGAGCTTGTCGTACTCGGCCTGGTCGAACAGCACCGCGACCTTGTGGGCATTGCCGACCGCGCCACCGGAGGGCTCCATACCGACGATCAGCCCGTCGCCAGGATCGACGTACACCACCTTGAACTGGAACTGCGTTTCGGTCATCCGAGTTGCCACCTCCCTGGTCCGTCCATTCTGTTGACGTTGAGCCTGACGTGCGACTCGCCGAGCCCATCGGGATCACTGGCTGCAATCTGGCCACAGGGGCAGCCATTCGCCGCGACGTGGTTGACGAACATCTGCTGCACGCTCAGCGGTTGCGCGCCGCCGGCTACCGGGTGGGTGCTGGTCGAGTCGCACACCGGGCAGGTGATGATCAGGTAGTTGTGATCTTCTGAGCCGTCCATGTTGGTGGTGTGCTTGACAGTGGCTGGATCGATGGTGCCACCATGCCCACCTTCATCGTGGAGAACCTGCCACTCGGTGGCGGAGGTGAAATCTGACACGTAGACGCTCATTATGGATTCCACTCCGCTGTGATCGTGCCGCCAGTTGATGACAATGTCACTCCCTGTCCAACCGCTAATCCACTGGCAACGCTTGGATTCAGCAGCACGGCGGTCTGGCTGGGAGAAGCAGAAGAAATTGCCGTGCAGGTCACATTGCTCCCAATTACCCGTAATGTAAAAGCCGAGCCTGCCGCCAGCGTAATTGTCGGCACCCCGCCTTTGTTGGCCATATATCGATAGAAGATGTCGGCAGCGGTGGTGGTCAGGCCGTAGCCATTGCCGATGAAATTGCCCGGTGATTGTTCGTAGTACCTCAAGCACCGCGCCCACTCGTCCGTCGGAGTGAGCGGCGCGTAGTCGGCTGGGACCGAACCGACGACGAGCATGGCATCATCAACTGTGAACGTGCCCGAAGCTTCCAGATCGATCCGTGCTTGTAGAACAGCAGCACTGGCACCAGGCGTTGCCGTGACCGACAGGCGAACCCACTGCGAATTGCCTGGGTGATACGAACTAAAGGCATTGGACAAGCCGTCAGCAAGTTCGAGCCTGACCGCATTTGCAACGGAACTCAGAACTGAAACAGCGAAGGTGACCGTCTTGCCACGAAGGTTCGACGACTCGCCGGACAATCGGTGTATGTGCATGACAACGGAGGCGGCGTTATGCGTATAGGTGACTTGCAAGGCGTAGCTCGCACCATCCGGTGCCGTCGCCCTGGATACTGAAACCGTTGACGTGCCGCCTTGCTGCTGCAACCAGCGATCAGCGCTGTAGACCTGATTACCGACAAACGGCCCGTTGCCCCGCTGCCAGATCTCGAAGCCCCCGTCAGTAAGTAAATTTAGCCGCGCCGTGTCGGTGCCCAGTTTGGCGTTGGTGACCGCGTTGTTAGCAAGGTCCGCGGTGGCGATCGTGCCGTCGGCGATCTTGGCCGAGGTGACCGTGTTGTCGGTGATTTTCGAGCCGTCGATCGCGCCAGCCGGGATACCCGCGACACTGACCACTAGGCCCTTGCCGCTCGAGTGGTCGTGGTTGTCGACCGCCAGCGCCAGCGTCTGCACGTCTTCCTTCTTGAAGATGTCGGTGCCGGCGCTAGCCATGGGGAACTGATTCGCACCGGTGTAGTTGACTGCGTTGGTGCGCGCCATACTGAAAAACCTCCTAACTGGGGGGTGGCTCGACGGCCGTCCACGATACGGCCTTGATGTGCAGGCTGCCGCGCCACTGGCGGCCCACTTCATCGAACGCCTGACCGACGCGGTAGTCGATGAAACTCAGGTACGTGTTCGTCTCGTCTGGCAGCACCACGGCCACCGCGCCGGGGTTGTCGACCGCGGCCTCCACCTCCTGGCGGATCTGCAGCCGGCCCTTGCGCATCATCACCCCGTCGCGCCGCACCAGCCCGTCGGCACACAGGATGTCGCCCTCGAAGGTCATCATGCGCGTGGGTCGCAGCGCGTGCCCGATGGCCACAGACGCCACCGCCGGCGAGTCGGTGTTCACCGTGTTGTGCAGGTGGACCTTGAACTCGGCCAGGATCGCCACCGTGCCCACCGGAAATGGCTGGCGGTCAAAAGTTCCGAACTGGAAGTTGTAGCCAAAGTCCGTCCACGAGCTCTGCGACGGACTGGTCTTGTACTCGAGCGTCAGATAGTTGGTGGTGTTGATGTGCGGGCCGACCACCGACCAGGACCTGAGCGTCTTGCGCGACGCCTGATAGGTGCCGTGCCACAGCGGCAGTCGCACCCAGTCATCGCCGACCACGAAGCGGTACTGCGAGCAGGCCAGCGGGTTGAACACGCACGGATTGACCAGTCGCGCGCACGTCCCGTTCGAGAAGCCGATCATGGTGAAGGTGTGGCCGGCCGGCGCACCGATGGCCGTGGTGAACATGCGCGACGGATACTTGCCCGACCAGCCCCGATTCAGCGCGCCGTTCCAGGCGTCGATGCGCTCCGGATTGGCGAGCACGTTGGCCAGCGTCTGGTACGTCGAGAACGTGCCCTGGATGATGAACGCGCCGAATTTGCTCAGATAGCCCGTTGAGGTGTCTGGATTCCAGATGCCGGCGTAGCCGAAGAGCGAGCCGACGCCGACGAAACTGGTCACCTGGCCACGCACCGGGCCGTCGTAGTCCGGCAAGCGCTCAGGGCCGATCTGCTCCATGCCCAGGTCGGTGCCGACGCGCGCCAGGTTGGTGCCGTAGCCAAAGTACAGGTCGTTCAGGAACTGGCCGCGGCATTTTCCATTACGCGCGTTGGGCGCGTACTGCAAAAACGGGAACAGCGGATGGTCGTCACCAGCGGCGTCCAGGGTGTAGAGACCGTCCGTCTTGGCGATGACCAGTACGCCGCCGGCGGTCGCCATCAGCGCCGTGATAGGACTCGAGCGGTCACCGATGCGGAAGATCAGCGCGGTGTAGTTGGCCTCACTGGTCGGGTCCGCGTTGGTGTCGCATTTTCGTAGCAGGTTGGTGCCATCCGCCCACCACCACTCGCGGCCGATGCGGATGAACGCGAGCGCGCCGAAGCTGGCCATGGCCGTGAACGCCGTGCCGTTGCTTGAGTACTGCGCCAGGATGCCGTCGCCGAAGCCGACCCACACTTTGGGAATACCATCGAAGTTGGAGGCGAAGACGACCGCGGCGACGATCGGATTGGCGAACGTGTGCGTCACCGCCCAGGTGTTGGTGCCCGGCGTGTAGCTCAGGATCTGGGTGCCGGCGGCCATGAACAGCGTGCCGCCGAGCTCGAAGAAGTCGACGACCTCGCCCGTGCCGGAGCCGGTGCTGTCCAGGATCTCGGGACCCTTGCACCACGGATGCACGCTCAGGTCGACGCCCATCGCCTCGGCGTAGCGATAGTCCTCCCACTTGTGCTGGGTGCGCAGGCCCAGGCCCATGGTGAGCGACTCGTACGGCTCTTCGCGGTCAGCCAGCGGCGACAGGTTGGCGTAGGTGAAGTCCGGCGGGTCGACGCTCGAGATGTCCTCGGCTTTGGACGAGATGAGCGCCGGCTGCCCAGGACCGGGCGAGCCGATGATGTGGCCGGTGCCGTTGATCTTGATATGGAAGGGCCACGGGTCGCGCTTGGCGTACAGGCTCACGCGCGCCTCCGGTGCCGCGTCCAGTTAGCGCAACCGTGCCACCAGGCATTCCAGCGAATCCATTCGAGCAGCGTGTAGCGGCGCTTCATCCCCAGTACTGTCCCGCGAGCTGGCGCGGTGGCCCAAAATAGCGCCGACGTCGGAGCGTGCGACCCGGCAGGGGAGCCGTGAAGTGCTCGCGCGTGCGGTCGGTGAACCACGCCGCGGCCGCCGCCTGGTCGCGGATGAGCCGCTGGTTAGCCTGCGGCTCGAGCAGGTGCGCGAAGCGGCGCCAGGCGATGACGAGCGCGGAGGACGCCACCCAGTCGCGCTCGCATGGCGCCTCGTCTGTTTCCAGGTACAGGCCCGACTGGTCGCCGAAGATGCCGCCCGAGGCGCGGCAGTGGTCGTACGCACGCTTCAGCACCCGCAGCCACAGGATGTCGCCGTCGACGAAGCTGGTGGTGCCGGTGTTCAAGTAGAAGTCGCCGCCGTCGCGTTCGATCATGCCGCGCACCACGTTTTCGAAGGGGTCGATCAGGTCGCGGTCCTGGTAGTCCTTGAGCGTGCCCACCTGCAGCACGTCGCTGGGGTCCTGCAGCCAGGGGCACACCACCGACAGGTTGTGGCGCGACTTCAGGGGCGTCGGGACACACGCCACCTCGACGATCAGCCAGCACTGTTTCAGGCCGTCGTTGATCAGGCGGTGCGTCGTGGGCGCGTCGAACGGCCCGAGCACCTCGAAGCGCTCGCCGAAGCCGGCCGCGCCGGTGTTCTCCATGTCGTTGTAGTCGAGCGTCTCGAACTCAGCGTAGGTGAAGGCTTCCAGGTTCTGATACTGGGTGCCGGTACCGGGATCGGCAAGCGGCGGTAGCGCCCACACCAGGTCGGGCGTGATCAGCCCGGTGGCGGGCGTATACGCCTGCACGTAGCGATGCTTGTCGCCGGTATGCACCGCCTGCGGACGGTACAGGGGCCGGTCGATGAGCTGGTCCTGCTGCGGGATACCGGACTGGATCGGGTACTCCAGGCAGTACAGGTGGCTCAGGTCCGAGCCGCTCATGGCGCGCACGTCGTAGGACTCCGGACCGATGTACGGCCCTGCCTCCACCGAAAAGGTCGAGCGGTAGGCGGCCAGGTTAGGCATACGACACCGTGCCCTCGAGGGTGATCACGTCCAGACGCCGCTCGGCGCCAGTGGAGTCCAGGATGTACAGGCCATGGTCGGCCTTGGCGTACAGGCGCAGTTTGCCCGCCGCGGGATTGGCCGGCTTGGCGATCTCGGTCAACTCCATGAAGGTCCCGTTGATCAGCGCGCCGCTGAGCGTGCCACCCGTGAGCTGCAGGTAGCGCGTGTCGGCGGTCGCCTGCGAAAAGGGCGTCTGCCAGTTGGTGTTGTAGTCGGTGGCGTCGATTTTGGTGAGCACCTGACCGGCGCTGCCGCCGGTGGCCACCCCCGGACCGGTGGCGCCAGTGGCGCCCGGATTGCCCTGCGGTCCCTGACTGCCAGTGTTGCCAGTTGGACCCTGCGATCCGGTCGCGCCAGTTGGTCCCTGGGGTCCGGTTGGCCCCGTGTCACCTTTGGCCGCGATTTGCTGCCAGGGTGCTGTTGGCGGTTGGACACCGACAGCCGGGTCGCCCGCGGCGTAATAGCTGGACCCGGTCATCGACACGGCATCGTTGCTGGCGTAGTCGGTGGATGACGACCACTCGCCCCTCCACGCCGGCGCCCCGCCGGGTGGACCCTGGACCCCTGTAGCGCCCTGGATGCCCTGGGGTCCAGGTGGCCCTTGAGGACCGGGAGGGCCGGGCACCGTCGAATCCGCGCCAGTCGGGCCGGGTGGACCAGGCGGTCCGATCCACGCCGGCGGCACGTCGGGCACGAACGGCGGTGCCGGTGGAGGCGTCGTCCCAGGCGGCACCACCGGCGGCGCGCTCGACTTGGCCAACGGCTGCAGGGGCGGCGCCTGCGTCGGCTGATACGGGTTGAGTGTCGGGGTCTCGGTCACGGTTCCTCGATCGCCGCGGTGATCGCGACGTCCACGTTGCCCGCCTGGACCACGACCAGCGCCACCAGGTCGCCAGGTTTGATACTGCCGCGATCGGGCGGGTACGTGGTAAACGCCCCGCTCTTGCCCACCGCTAGGGTCGGTCGATGCGCCGGGTCGGTCCACATGCTCGTGCCATTCTTGCGGACGTCCAGGATGGTTGCCGTCCCGCCGGACACTGACGCGGCAGCGACCACCCGCCTGATGACGCCGGGAGCGCATGCGCAGTAATACGCCAGCACCTGATTGGCGGTCGGATTGGTGGTCGTCCCGCCGCTGATGAAGCCCTGGACCTTGAGCGGCTCAACCGTCGAGGGTTGTGATGTCGGTGACACGCCGCCCTTTCTTCTTGATGACGATGCTCGGCCGTTCGCTGGCACCCGCGGATATGGCCCTGTCACGCGCCAGAACCGCGTCCTCGACCGCGCGGTAGGCCCTGAGGTACTCCTGCTCGGAAATATCGCCCAGCTCGCGCATAGCGTCGTCTCGGGGCATCCTGAGAAACCGGTCGGCGTCGAGCACGTCGGGCGAGTCGCGCTCGTGCGGGTCCAGGCAGTAGCCGTCCCTGGCCACGCGTTTGATCGTGTCGGCGATCATCAACGAGTACACCTGCTTGACCTCATCCTCGGACTGGCAATACCGCCTCGAGCCTGAGATGAGCTCGATGCGGTAGCTGCCTGGTCCGAAGGTGCAGCCAGGACGGTGGTTCACAGCGTGGTGAAGGTGAGCGGCACGCTGAGCGACGTGCCAGAGGCGTTGGTGGCCTGCACCTGGACCCAGTACTGCGTCTTGGTCACCAGCCCGGTCAAGTTGACCACCTGCGAGCCACTCGTCGCCGTACCAGCCTGATTGCTGCTGAGCGTGTCCGCGGCCAGCCCGTAATTGACACGACATGAGGTCGGCGCCGGGTTGATGATGAACAGCACGCCGGCCGTCGTCGTGGCGATCGTCGTCGGCTGGATGCCGGTGATGATTGGCGACCCCGTCGGACCGCTCTGGGTCGCCGCGCCATTCGGCCGCGTGCCATTGCCGATCCCCAGGTAGCCACTCTTGGCGTCGTTGGGATAGCCGCCCGGCTTGCCCCAGCCCTCATTGCCGCCCCAGTCCACCGCGGTATGCGTCCACAAGCCCTGCGCCGCGCCAATTTGAGCCGCGATAGCCGCCGCGTCCGTTACTCCAGACATTTTTTAGAGAGCCTTCTTCTTACGCCGCTGGCGGCGGTTCGCCTTGGGGCTGGGTTTCGGTGGTGGCGGGTTGGGAGGTTTCGACTCCGCTCGCTGGCGGTTCGAGTGAACCTGGGCTAACAAGATCGCGAAAGGAATTTGAATCTTCCACGGTGTGCTCGCCCGTCACCGTGTAGCCCAGCTTCAGGTACTCCTCGGCGCTCGTCGCCGGCCCGACGAACTCGTCTCCGTCCGGCTTCTTGTAGGAAAAGAACAGGTTGCCGGGCGGCGTGCCAGCCGGCGCGGTCGGCTCGGCCTGGGCTGCGGTCAGCCACGGGCTCGGCCCGGAGGATGTCTCGCTCACGATCGTCTCCTTGCCTCGCGCATCGGGTCGTAGCCCCGACCGCGCGTCAACTTGCTATCGAGCTCTTCCATGCTCATGCCGGTTTCGACACCGGAGAGGTTGGCGTCCGAGGAGGGTGCCTTCGTCGGTTCCGGCTTGATCGGCGGCAAGCGCATTTTCAGCCCGGTTTGCGCCTTGGCGTCTTCGAAGATCTCTTCGAGCTCCTCGGTACTCCGCAGGCTGAAGGGGTTGTCCTGGTCCTCGTCGAGCACGTACTGCGGCACGCGTTGGGCGATGCGGCGGATGGCGGTAATGAGTTGCGCGCGCCGTTTCTGTTTGAGGATCTCCTCCGGGCGGACCGTCTCGAGCCACTCTCTGGCCTCGGGTGGGCGAAGGTACACGAAGCCGAGATCCTCGTACATGGTGCGGTTGTACGGGTCGGACTGAAGTTGCACGATGTCGCCGTCACCCGGTCGCCGGTACCAGGCCAGGGGGAAGTTGTAGTTGAGATTCGAGCGGACCGGGCTCGAGACCGGCGCGGCGCGTTGCTCGAGCCGCTCGAGCAGGTCCGAGGGTGCCTCAGCCAACGCCTTTGGCCCACACGCCGAAGGTTGGACGCATCATCTGGTGGCCGTAGATCACCTCGCTGGCAAGCTTCCAGGTGAAGAAGTCGATGTCGTAGAACAGGTGCATCTTCGGCGATCGCTGGACAATCAAAGCCAGCGCCTCGCGCTGAAACGCGAAGTTGTTGGCCTGGCCGCCGGCGGGCTTGACCAGGTTGGTGGTCACGAACAGATTCATGCCGTACATGTCGCCCAGGCTGCCGGTGACGAACGGCTTGGGATTGCCGATGTACAGCGCGTTGCTCCAGCGATCGAGTCCGATCTTGCTGGCCTTCTCGGCCGGCGACATGATGAAGAATCGGTCGTCCGCGGGCGCGTCGGCGTCGTCGAGGTACTGGTTTGCGCGAATGACGTCCACGTCGGCGAGCGGGGTGCCGAGCGTGCCGACGGTCTGCGTGAAGCCGGCCACGTCGGCAGCGAGCTTCGAGTCGATGTCGCGGGCGATGGCGTAGCCCATCTTCATCTGGTACTCGTTCTGCACGTCCACGATCGACTGGACCTTGACGATGTCTTCGATGCCGACCGCGGCGTAACTCCAAATGTTGAGCGTGATGGTCGTGGCGGTTTCGGCGACAGTCTCGTACACGATCGCCGTGTTCTCGGTTTTAGCTCGCGCCGCCACGTTGCCGACGCTGGCGACCTTGACGCTCTTGCCCACGCTGGCGTCATCCTCGAAGCCGCGGTTGACGCACTTGGCAAAGACCAGGTTGCTCTCGGTCGCACGCAGCACCTGCTTCGACCAGATGTCGGGTGAGAACACGCCATCGGCGATGGTCTTGTCGACAAATTCACTTGCACCAGTGGCCACTGGTTTTTCCTAACCTTTCAACGTCTCACCCCTCTGAAAAAAGAGGTGAGGAGATCACCGCCGCTGTTCGCGACGCACGTCGATACCGCGGGTCAGACTGACGCGCACGCCAGGTCTGGGGCGGCCCTTGTCGTCGAAGTAGCGGTCGTATTCCTCGAGCGTCATGGCAGCGACCTGGGCGTCCGTGATCTCGCGGTACGCCTGCGCAGGTCCACCGTCTAGCTCGGGGGAGCTCTCTTCTCCGACGGTCGTTGACAGCTCGGCCTTTCGCAAGGCCGGCTCGCGTTTGCGGACCTCTTCCTCGAGCCCGTGGCGAATCGCAGACTCGTGGACGGCCTGAAGATATGCCTGGAAATTGTCGTAATTGCGGCCCTGCACCTCGCGCTGCACGGCGTCGGGCAGGCCGGCCTGAAACTGGGTGATGCCCTGCATGTACGGGTTCTGGGTGGCCTGATACTGCTGCTGCGCGAGCTCGCGCTGCTGCTGCAGGTCGGCGGCCGTGAGCTGGCCGAGGGTATACAGGTCGCCCTTGTCGTAGGCCTCTGAGCGCGCGCGCTCGGCACGCTGCCGGTCCTGCTCCTCGAGCATCCGGCGCGCGCGTTGGTTGGCGTAGTCGCCCAGCCAGCCGCGCAGCGTGTCGTCCTGCTCCATCTCATCACGCGGTACGTTTTTGACCAGCAGACGCAGCATTTCGCGCGGGTCCTCGGCAGCGCGCGCCGAGGTCAACCATTCGGGTATCTCTGGAGCGGCAGGCTCCGAGGAAGGTGACACCTCTTCTTCGGAGCCGTGCTCCTCCTCGGCGACGGGTGCCTCGGAGTCTCCGGGAGGGGATGGCTCGGGCTGGGCCGTCGCGCCATTGCGCCGACGTCTGGCCCGCACAGAACCGTTTGTCGGCTGGGACTCGCTCGACTGAGGTGGCTGGACCTGCTCGAGCTCGTCCAGGAGGTCAGGGTGCGTCGAACGCCGCACGTCCATCGTCATTTCGACGGCTTCGCCTTCTTGGGCAGACCTTTGGATGACTGGCCTTTGACGAACTCGGCAGCCTTGGCCTTGCTCAGCCCCTTGGCCTTGATGTTGCCGTGCGCTACCCCCTGCATGAAGCGGTACTGTGCTTTAGACGTCGCCGGCATGTCTACCCCTTGATGCTCCCAAAGGTCGAGGGCGCCGAGAACTGGGGGAGCGTGTTCTTGATCTGGTTGAGCGAATCCTTGGGATCGAGCCCGTACTTTTCCTGCATGCCCTGCAGGATCATGTTCTGGGTCGACGGCGCCGAGCGGAGAAAATCCTGGGAATTGATCTTGTTCGGAGTGGGGATGCCCTCGAGCACCGAATTGACGCTGGACTGATTGGCGCCAGGGTTGCGGATGTCGTCGATCAGTTGGGACATGTAGGCCATGCCCGTGTTCGGGCCCGTGCCGCCGGCGGTGCCCACGCCGGCCACCGTGTTCGGCGCGGAAAAGCTAGCCGCGGGCTGACCGCCCAGGATGCGCCCGAGCTGGCCGATGACCTGCTGCTGCCTGAATGGGTTGGCCTGTAACTGGGCCGCGGCGTTGATCGCATCCAACTGCTGGCGATAGATCTGCTCCTGCATCGACTGGGTGAGTTGCCCCGCCTGCGGCGCGTTCACTCCGGCGACGCCGGCCTGGCCGGGCGCGCCCGGCGCGTAGTACTGGCCGAACTGCGAGGCGAGCTGGTTGGCCTGGGTGAAGTACTGGCCTTGCGCGGCGAGCGTCTCCTGCGGCGTACCGGGCTGGCCGGGATTCCACGTGCCGCCCGCTCCTTCGACCGCTTGACGGATGGCGTTGTTCGAATCGGCTACCCACTTGGCCATGGCCGCGTTCCAGTCCGAGCCGTTGGACATGAAGTACGCCTGCTGGGTGCCCTGATCCAGATCCTGGAAGCGGCCACCCGAGGCGTTGGTTCCGGGCGCGTAGATCGTCGCCGGTGCCTGATACATGCCCGTCGCACCGGCTTGCGCGAGCGCCGCGTTCTGCGCCGCGGTGTTCAGGTTGGAGTACGCGGTCAGCCCCTGCAGCGTCTGGGCCGGCGTCTGTGTCGGAGGCGCGCGCTCGAGCATGATCGCCTGATTCGCCGGCAGCGTGGTCATCTTCGACAGGTCGCCGTCCCAGCCCATCGCGCGCGCCTGGGTGGTGCTCATGCGCTGCAACTGACCCGACGGCAGCACGTAGCTGATCTGCACGTCGCCGAACTGACGCGTGTCGTACGTGCCGGGGTCCAGCCGCACCCAGGTACCCGGCGAGTACTGCGACTGCGCCGGCGCGGCGTACCAGCCCGTCAGTCCCGCGGCGTTCTGCGCGGTCGAGGCCGCGCCCTGGATCTGGTTCAGCGTCTGGCTGACGTCGGTACCGGTGTAGCCGGGGATGTAGCCGATATTGCCGGTGGCCTGCCCGCCCGCGAGCGTCGTAGCGCCGATGGGTGCCGGCTGACCGGGGCCCCAGTTCTGGGTGTAGAGCTGCGCCACCGAGTTGGCATAGTTCAGGTTGAACTCGCGGATGGCCTCCTGGACCTGCTGCGTATTTCCCGACGCGGTGGCGCCGGCCAACTGGTCGATAAAGGCGCTGAGTTGCGGATTGTCGGCCATCAGGCAGTCACCGGCGCGCGGAAGTTTGTTGCTTGCGGAATCGGCAATGGTTGCATGGGCAGGTATTGCTGCTGGGCCGCCAGCATCGGATTGGCCGCGATAGCACCAAACGGCATGGCCGGTGCGGCGACTGGTGGCGCAACGCGTTGTTGCGTGGCAAGCATCGGGTTGCTGCCGACTGCGCCGAAGGGCGCGCTCGAGGGCGTCGTGGCCGCGGCGGTCTGCTGCGAGGCGAGCGCCTGGTTAGCGAGCTGCTGCGCGTTCGGCGCCGACGCCTGGAGTGATGCGGTCGCCGCCGCCGCACCTGGCGACGTCTGGTCGGTGCCCGTCGTCGTCGGCGCGTTGAACTTGGGCTGCCAGTCCTGGCCGGTTTGCTGCTTGTAGAGGTCCATCGCGCCGCGCAGCGCCGTGTACGCCTGCTGCGCGACGGTCGGGTCGCCTTTGACGGCCGGGTTGGCCTGATTGACCATGGCCGCCGCCGAGTCGTACACCGGTTGGCCGCCACCCAATTGGGTGACCCACTCCTGCAGTCCGCCGGTCAGGTTGGCGCCCATGCCCGCCGGCGCCGACGTCATCTTCGAGCCGGCGATGGCGCTGATGGCGTTGTTGAGCGCACCGGTGCCCGCCGTGACGCGGTTCTGCAGCAGGCCAGCGCCCGTCTGCGCCGCGTTCTGGACGGCTGTGAGCGCGCCCGTGGCCGCCGTAACGCCGAGCTGCTGCTGCTGGGTCTGCGCCTGCAGCATGTTGGCCTGGGCGTTCTGCTTCGACGCCTGAGCGGTCATGCTCGAGGTCAGGCTGGCGATCAGGTCCTTGGCGGCCGCCTCGGTCATGCTGCCGTCGGCGACCTTGCCGCCGAGTTGTCCGATCAGG